CTGGTAGTAACTTAGACGTGTCGTTTGAAAACATAAGCGATACTGGTACTGAAGGGACTAAAGTAGCTTCAGGTACAACAGCACAACGAGGCTCTACAACTGGTCAAATTAGATTTAATACTACGACTAATCTTGCAGAATATTATGATGGCAGTGATTTTAAAAGTATTGATAGCCCACCAACAATTTCATCTATATCCCCCACAAGTATTGGGGAAAGCCAATTAGGTTCTAGTCAAACAATTACTATTACTGGTGGTAATTTTTCAAATACAGTAACAGCCAAAATTATTGGTAATGATGGAACAGAATACACGCCTGTATCAACAACAAGAAATAGCATTTCACAAGTTACAATTACAACGCCAACAAATTTAACAAACGCTAATGAAAATTATAATGTTAAAATTACAAATATTTCTGGTTTGTCAGCTTCTTTAGCAGACGCATTAAGTATAAATGCAACACCAGTATTTTCTACTGCGGCAGGTTCACTAGGCACACTACAAGCTAATAATCGAGCCGCTTCAAATTTAACAGCAATTTCATTTTCAGATAGTGATAGCACAGCAACCGTTTCAGTTACAACTGGTTCAATTCCTTCAGGATTAACTTTAAATTCAAATGGTACATTTTCAGGAACAGCTAATGCTGTAACTGGAAACACAACATCAACTTTTACAGTCACAGCAACAGATGGTTCTGAATCTGCTACAAGACAATATACAATAACAGTCAATGCACCTTTAGAAATCGAAGCATTAATAATTGCAGGTGGTGGAGGAGGTGGCACTCTAGGTGGTGAAGGTGGTGGAGGAGGTGCAGGTGGATTAGTTTACTACGGCACAGAAACACCTAAAACACCAAATGGAGGTGTACTAACTCTTACCGCAGGACAAACCTATACAGCGACAATAGGTGGTGCAGGACAAAAAAGCACAACTTATTCGAGAAATGGAACAAATGGTGGTAACTCATCATTTACTGGTTCTGGTATTTCAACTACTACAGCAGTAGGCGGCGGTAAAGCAGGTGCATATCCTGACAACTGTGGAAACTGTGGTGATGGTGAAAATGGCGGCTCTGGTGGTGGTGGGGGTGGAAACTACGCAGGTGGTGGCTCACACTCTGGTGGTTCAGGTACTTCTGGGCAAGGACATGATGGTGGTGACGGAAATCTACATGGCGGCGGTCAATATGAAGGCGGCGGCGGTGGAGGTGCAAGTCAAGCAGGTGGCTCAGGCTCGTCAAGTGGTTCTTTTGCAGGTGGTGACGGTGGTGACGGATTACAATATTCAATAACAGGTTCAGCAACATACTACGCAGGTGGTGGTGGTGGTGAAGCAAATGGTGGTACTAAAGGAAGTGGTGGACAAGGTGGTGGGACAAACGCCGCAAGTGGTTCAGACGCACCTGCCAACACTGGTGGTGGAGGTGGTGCTAATAATCATGGTGGTTCTGGGGTTATTATTTTAAAAATGCCAACAGGAATTTACACAGGCACAGTTTCAGGTTCACCAACAGTAACTACAAGTGGGTCAAACACAATTATTAAATTTACAGGAACAGGGAGTTATACAGCATAATGGCACATTTCGCAAAATTAGGAGAAGGCAACATTGTTGAAGATGTAATAGTAGTTAATAATGATGTTCTTCTTGATAAAAATGGAGTTGAACAAGAACAATTAGGTATTGACTTTTTACACAAACTTTTTGGAAGCAATACTACTTGGGTTCAAACATCTTATAATGCAAATTTTAGAGGAAACTTTGCAGGTAAAGGTTATACATATTTACAAGGTAGAGATAAATTTATTTCAAGTAGACCATACAATAGTAATGGCGTTTTTAAATCATGGTATTTGTCAGATGAAACTGGTGATTGGACACCACCTGTTGAAAGACCTAATGATGGTAAAAATTACAAATGGAATGAACAAGACCAAACTTGGGATTTAATTGAATAATGAAAGATACAAACGAATTAAATTTAGAAATAGAAAGAATTAAAGGCGATATAAAACTTATTGAACAATCATTAGACACAATTAAAAACAATCATTTATTTCATATTGAAAAATCAATTTCTGCGATAAACAAAGTATTATGGACTGTAGGACTTATGGTCTTTGGTCAACTAGCAATAGTTCTTAGAAACTTTATATTCTAATGTTTAAAATATTTGCAACTGTTTGTTTTCTAGCAGTTGGTGTTGAAGAACAGAATCTTTGTATGCAAGGATACTTACCTTTGAATAAACCGATTGTAACAGTAGAAAATTGCAATCAATCAATAAGAGAAATATCAGAATATATAGACGAAGATTTTAAACAAAGAAAAATATCAATTTATTTTGAATGTAGGAGAGACACTTATGGCACTACCAATACTTAATTTACTTAGCTTTGGCATAAAAACTGCGGCTAATATTTATCAAACAAAAAAAGAAACAAAAGAACTCGAAGCAATAGCTGAGAAAAAACATGTAGAAAGAATAATAAAAGGTGAAGTCGAATATAAAAAAGCTGTTATCGCAAGTAACGATAATGGTTGGAAAGACGAATTTGTATTGGTACTTATTTCCATTCCTATTTTGTTATTGGGCTATAGTGTTTTTAGCAACGACCCAGATATTCAAGTTAAACTAGATTTATTCTTTGCAAATTTCAACAACCTACCATTTTGGTATCAAGGATTATTTATTGGTGTCGTAGGCTCAATTTATGGCTTGAAGGGTGTTGATTTAATGAAAAGGAAATAATGAAAATATCAGAGAACACACCTGTATCTATGCCTATGAAAAATTTAATTAGCATAGTGTCAGCGTGTTTAGTTGGTGCGTGGTTTGCATTTACAGTAGTTGAAAGATTAAATGTAATTGAGACTGAGCAAAAACTTATGATGTCTGATTTAGAATCAGCAAATGAATTTATTGTAGGTGTACCTAAAGGTAATATGGTGTCACCACAGATACAAGAGCTTTTTATGCTTGTTGAGTTTGTATCAAAAAATCAAGACAAACTTAAAACAGATGTAGAAATGGAATTACCAGAAATTAAAGCATTAAAATTACAAGTTGCTTTTCTTGAAGAACGATTAAAAAAAGCAGAAGAAATAATAGATAAGCTAAGAAATAACGGCACACACAAAGGAGAATAGAATGAAGACTGCGTTAGTAATTGCACTGCTCATGTTTACGGCAGACAGTGGAGATAAACCTTATGAATTTATGATTACTGATTCAATCGGAAATTGTCTTCAGCTAAAGCGTGAAGCCGAGAGAAATACAAACCCAGATAGAATAAGATGGAGTTGTAAAGAAGTCATGGCAGAACTAGAGATAGTTCATGGCAAATTACACATTAACAAAATAGTAGAGGAATAAACTAATGATTATATACGGAAAAACACCTGCTGATTGGAAAAACGAACTAATGTATCAGGCTAAGAATAACAAAAAAGCTATTATTGCTTTTATAATCTACTCAGCAATACTTATCGCAATCTAATATGGCTAAAGTACCTAAGTATGGTGCAGTAGTTGACTACGAAAAAACAATAAAAGGGACTTCCATTGGTCGTAGACCAAACACTTCAAGCATGAATAAACACAGGAGAAGACAAGGTGGAGCAAAAAAATATAGAGGACAAGGCAGACCCTAAAATAGAAGACATTATAGAAGAGTTACCTAAATTACTCGTAGCACACGCACATAAAAAATTAAAATCAGGAGAAGACTTAACAGCTTCCGAAATGAAAGTATGTTTAGATGTATGTAAAGCATACAGCAAGACAACCATAGGAGAAAAACCTGATAACATTTTAGATACAGTACCATTTGATACAGATGGATAAACGAATAAAGAATTTTAAAAACTTTTTGTACTTATGTTGGCAACATTTAAACTTACCAGAACCAACTAAAGTTCAATACGATATTGCAGACTATCTACAATCAGACGAAAAGCGTCTGGTTATACAGGCATTTAGAGGTGTAGGTAAATCATGGATTACTTCAGCCTTTGTATGTCACCAATTATTACTTAATCCACAAAGGAACATATTAGTTGTATCAGCGAGTAAAAGCAGGGCAGACGATTTTAGTACATTTACACAGAGACTTATTGCTGAAATGCCATTACTACAGCACTTACAACCCAGAGACAATCAACGTCATTCAAAGGTTAGCTTTGACGTTGCACCTGCTCTAGCGTCACATGCACCCAGTGTTAAATCAATGGGTATAACTGGTCAACTTACAGGTAGTCGTGCAGACTTAATTATTGCAGATGACGTAGAGTCCGCTAACAACTCGCAAACACAACTCATGCGTGACAGGCTTAGTGAGACAGTAAAAGAATTTGACGCTATTATAAAACCAAAAGTAGGTCGTATTGTATTTCTAGGTACGCCACAAACTGAAATGTCTTTATATAACTCTTTAGAAGAAAGAGGATACAAGACAAAGATATGGACAGCTTTATATCCAACTAAAGAACAGATTATTGGTTATGGAAATAAACTTGCTACTATTATTGGTAAAGTTTTAAACAAAGAAGGACAACCAACTGACCCTGAAAGATTTAATGAAATAGATTTGATGGAACGACAGTCTAGTTATGGTCGTTCAGGTTTTAACTTACAGTTCATGTTAGACACTACAATGTCTGACGCAAACAGATACCCACTTAAACTTAATGATTTAATTGTGTTGTCTGGTTGTTCTACATGGACAGAAGCTCCTGCAAAAATACAATGGGCTTCAGGACAAGACCAAATCAAAGCTCTTGACCCTGAGTTACCTAATGTAGGACTAAAAGGTGATTACTTTACTTCACCATTATACATGTCAGACGAATATACAAAATTTGAAGGCACAGTAATGTCCATTGACCCTAGTGGTCGTGGTGCTGATAAGACAGCTTATGCTGTTCTTAAGATGTTACATGGTGTTCTTTATCTAACTGCCATAGGTGCATTAGATGGTGGATACAATGATGAAACTTTAAAACAACTTTCACAGATAGCTAAGACACATGATGTTAATTATGTAGTCATAGAGTCTAACTTTGGTGATGGTATGGCTACAGCGTTGTTAAAACCTGTAATGGCAAACATACACCCATGTGAAATAGAAGAAGTAAGACACAGCATACAAAAAGAAAAACGAATTATAGATACCTTAGAACCTATTATGAACACTCATAGGTTAGTTATAGACGAAGGTCTTATTAAAGATGACTTTAGGCTAGAACCTGACCACCAGTTGTTCAGACAAATGACTCGTATTACGAGAGATAAAGGAGCTCTAAGGCATGATGACCAGATAGACGCCCTAGCAATAGCGGCTAACTACTGGGTTGAACGTATGGATAGAGACCAACAACTCTCATACAATCAACACAAAGCAGACCTTGTGGACGCAGAGTTAGAACAGTTCATGGAGAGTGCAATAGGTCGTAAAGTCCGCTCTGACAGGTGGATATAGTACCCATAGTAGACAACATGAAGGAGCTAAATGAAATACAGAGGCTTAATATACATGTTCTTTTTCGTATATTTACTGGCAAGTTGCTTTGCTAATAAAGTACACGCAAATGAATACCAAGACAGTTTTATAGAGACAATAAAAGGGTGTTTAAACGCCCATACAAAGCCCTCAGAGGCTATCGTACCTGAAGACCTAGTGATTGCTCAAGCAATAATTGAAAGCAACTGGGGTCGGAGTCGATTTGCTACGGAAGGCAACGCTTTATTCGGTGTAAGAACCTATGATTTAAGTGTGCCACACATGAAACCTAGAGGCAACCCTGACGTTAGATGGGGTGTTAAAAGGTATAAGACACAATGTGATTCAGTAAATGACTATATATTTATTATTTCTAACTCTCATCACTACGAAGAGTTTAGAAAACTATTATTACAAGACGTTGACTATATACAATTAGCCAATGCCTTAAAACCATACAGTGAAAACAAAGACTATTCTAAGATACTTATTAAAGTAATTAGATTTGTCGTAATGAGGAATACATAATGAAACCAGAATGGGACGCATACCACATAGCTATAACAAAAACTCATATCAAGTCTGAAGAGGGTTATAAGCTAGAAGCCTATAAATGCACCGAAGGATACTTAACAGGTGGATACGGACATAGAATAATGGACGGAGAAGCTATACCTTCAACTAAAAAAGGTTGGGTAGAAATTTTTGAGAAAGACTACAGTAAAGCAGAGAATGGTGCTCAGGAATTACTTATGTTAAGTGAGAACTTACACCCTAATGCTTTTGGTATCGTTATTGAAATGTGCTATCAAATGGGTAGTTTTGGTGTCTCTAAGTTCAAGAAGTTTCTTAATGCTCTTAATCAGGAGCAACCAGACTATGTAGAAGCGTCTAAAGAGATGTTAGATAGTAAATGGGCTAAACAAACGCCTAATAGAGCTAATAGAATGTCTGAAAGAATGGCAGAAATAGCTACCAAAATATTTAATTAAAAAATCTGAAATGGTATACGATATATCGGCACTGTAATTTTCCCCATTGCTTGATTTTTGGTATATCCAAACGTCAATAAAGCTAGGAAAATCAAGGGTTTTTAAAGGCTCTTATAGGACTTTATATCCTTTGTAACTTTCAAATCTAAACTTTTGTTTTTATTCTGTCTTTGTTTGTGCTCTGGTCTATTTTATTCGGAATGACTCTTAACAGTTAAAGTTCCCATTATAGAGATAAGAAGCTCAACACTATCTATATAGAGTAGGGACTTACTCACTACTATTAATTAATAAGTAATAATAAATGATAACCTTTAAACTCTTTAAATATATCTTTGGCTCATTCTTCTTGATGTTGCTGTATGCTTCCTGCATGGGCTCAGGGTTGCTTAAAGAATACCAACTGCTCACACCTTTATTAATAGAAGAGTATCTCATTATAGTATTATCATTAATTACTTATGATATAATAAAAGTAATAATTAAAAGAAGCAGGAACGGCTAACACGCCGCCGCCTGTTTTTTTCCAAAGAGAACAAAAGTAGGGCATAGGGTGCGACAATCTGCACATGAATTAAATGCAACAAAGGATAAAAAGCACTTGCAATTTAAAATTAGCTCAGGTAAAAAAAGATATGTTTTTAATTTTTCAAATTTTAAACTTTCAGAGTTTGCAAGATTTACTGAATATAAATAATCTTTGAGCCTTCGGCGGTTATGACCTTATTGGTCAATATCTGAACCGAGTTGCTTTTTAAAGCCGAAGGATAGCCCTCTCAACCTGAAGGCGGTTGCTAACGCAAAGTAGGTCAGGTTTGTTTTTGTTTGTCTTCAGGTGTTATGCCTGAACTGATGAGCTCACAGTATGAGCGAAACAAACAAAACAAAGGATAACAAAATGCAAATATCAAACATGACTAGCCCAAGCGGCAACAAGGTAGCCAATCAATTTGAGCTTAACGATTACGACAAGAGAGAGCGTTGGTTTCAATCATATAGAACTATGATTGTTAAGAATGACTCTGAAGGTCAAATTTGGCTAGATGAGAAGCACTGGGATTATTCAACAACAACTGGAAAATATAGAAATATGTTTTTAGGTGAGA